GTCCCCCCAACCATAGGCGGTGTCCCAGTTAGCGTGATGGTCGTAGGCAGTCTGCCAGGCGGCAAAGGCCGGATCTGATTCCGACTGCAAGGCGGTGGCGATCAAGGAGTGATTGTAGGTCGAGTTATGGGTAGAGAGCAAGCCTGACGCAGTGCCGGTGGCGTCGTAGAGCCCCGCATGGTCCCCCCAACCATAGGCGGTGTCCCAGTTGGCCGAGTTATCGGTAACGGCCGAATAGTTGCCCGCGCCATCGACCTTGACCAACCCGTCGATCGCGTCTTCTGTCGTTTTGTGGGCCAAGGGGGTGTAGACGCCGTCGTGGTTGTGACTCGCCGCGGCATACAGGCTCGACAAATCAGGGATGTCTGCGGAAAGCAACGCTCGAAACCCTGGCGCGTCGGCCTCTCCTGAAGCAGGGCCGGCAAAAACATAATTCGCTGCCTTTATATCAAGGCTCAATTCTTGGTCCGACAGCGAAAAAAGAGTATCTGCGGAAGCGGAAAGCGTTACAGGATCATGGGTGCTTGCTTCTCCGAGTTCCTGTAAGGCTGCCTCGACGTTTTCCCCGGCAAAATAGAATCCTACATCATCAATCCTTATTTCTTTGGCCTTTGGTTGAGCAGCCAAAACAACGGATACCAAAAAGAAAAACAAAATTATGATAAGCGCTGTCTTTTTCATAAAGCCTTTACGTAATCGACTGAAATAGTTACATCGGCGTCAGGGGCCACAACCATCGTAAATGTATTGGCCGACGTTTCCGTGTAATCTGCCGTCTTGATCTGCCGCAAACCATCCTTATAGACGCCGAGAGTGCCTGAAACATAATTGTCAGGCGTTGTGAAAACCTTTTGAGCTCCATCGGGCAAAGGCGTGATTGGTTGGTTATATTTCATGCGCGCTGTATCCACATCAACGCCCCTCATCTTCGGATTTGATATCTTCGGTGCAAAATTGCTTTTTGCAACCCGAAGCTCTATCGTTGATTTGATGGATTTGTTCATCCATTCAACCTCTTGATGCCGCGCTCGTTGACCCTCTCTATGCCTTCTTTGCAACGCTTGTCGCATTGCGCGCAGAGATTGGAAAGAGGGTCATAGACGTGTTCGATAGCAAAGGCCGCTGTCACCCATGGCTGGATAATGATGCCTTTTTTTCTTAACTCATAAATCTTTTTCCAATCAAAGATGTATCGTCCGAATTTATCCTTGGCCCGGCGCGTCTTCTTCATATTGAGCCGTTTACCCTGCCAGTTAATGACAGAGCTGACGTGCTTTAATTCCGGGACTGGCTCGCGCACATAGATATCGACATCCGGGGGAATAAGATAGTGCCCCGGGCAGCGGATTTTTCTCTGCACATACGGGGCACCACTTATTTTTTGTGCGCCAAGAATAATAGGCATCTATGCTCTATTGAGTTGCCGAAACATCAGAGCCCTGCTTGCGCGCGACCCTCTGCCAAAGATTTGATATCATTGGCCCTGAGAATACTGTTGATCGCCTCAACGGTCGTTCCGCTCATTTTGGCAATCTCGGCCGCCAGTTTTTCGATCTGTCCGGACTTTCTTGATTTCTCTTTGATGGCGCGCTTCTTTTTGAGCGCATCTTTCGCCGCCTTGCCTTCCGGAGACTCCTGATACGCGGCAATCTGTTCCGGAGTCGGGCGCTTTGTCGAAAGACGGATCCCAAGCGTCCAAAACGTCTGAAACGTCTTTAAAGCATTCGACTGATGCAGAGGCCCGATGCGCTTTCCGTCCTTGGCCCAGAGGGAAATATTCTTGTGGTCAGAAAACTCATGGACCTTGATCTTGTCTGACTCGACCCGGGCCGTCTTCCTGATAACGTCCATCTCCTGCATGTAAGTAGCCAGGGACGGGTCGCCTCCGATATTGCCGGCCTCGGCCTTGCGCAATAACTCCTCGTTCTCCGCCCTCAACCTCTTGAGTTCTTCGTTCTGCGCTTCAGCTGCCTGCTTCTTCATTTTTGATTCAGTCATGTTAAAAGCTCCTTTTTTTATAATCCTACGGCGGGGGCCTGTTGTATCAGGACCCCCGCCGAGTAAGTGTTCAGATCAGCGGACTAACCTCCGCCGAATTGCATCTCGTTGCCGTGCTTGTTGCGAAGGATGGCTTCGCCCCAGATTTCGCTGCCGACGATCTTCGTTGCGACCTCAGACGCGTCCCGTTCGATTTCAGGATAAAAACCGCGCTTCAGGACGTATTTGATGGCCTCACGAGAGAAACAGGCCCCGGACCCGTTAGAAGATGTCAAAGTGATATTGGCATCAGCCCAAAGGTTGAAACCCAGGATCATCCCAGCGTAACCGTTGCGCGCCCAATCTTCGCCCACGGTCCCCAATCCCTGCGTCTGAACAGCATCGGATGAATTATCAAAAAGCGAGATAATACCAGCCGATGACCAGATCTGCAAAGGATGGAAAACCGCATGATACGGAAGCGGGGCAAAGTAAGTCCTCAATGAGCCGTAGGCATCATAGAAGTCTGCCGGTGTGATGTTCGTCGCAGCCGCGCCCTGATTCGTGGTCAAGCTCGTGAAGAGCGTCACCAGATCAAGATCGCGCCGCGTCACAAGACACTGCATGATTAACCGCCCTGCTACCGCCGCCATGTCGTCCACGGTGGCTAACTGCGCCAAGTCTTTCAACTGGACGTAAGCCCCATGAACGCCGACGGTCGCCGCACTCGGAGATGTTTCGTCGTTCGTTCCAGAATCCAAAGCCTGACCGGTAAGAGAATCGTCGGTTTCAGCTGTGATCTTCTGGATGAAAGGCGTTTGGTGCACAACACCTGCACCAGGGAACGGAACATTGGTCACCAATGGGCGAACAACGTCACCTTCCTCAAGCTCCAAGAGAGCGCTGGCCACGATTGTCGGAATTGCTTCCGTCAATGTAGTCACGGTCGTATCAACGCCCATCGCGAATTTCATGCCAAATCTTGACGCCATTTCAACCACAATGGCGACCAGAAGAAGCACGAAACCATGAACGTGGATAGAGAGTTTTTTCATCGTCTTTCTCATTTTTTTACCTCCTTTCTTTAAGATTGAATCCAAGAGTTAAAGGGTCCGCCGGACTCCTTTCTTTTGGAGTGCGGCATTCACTTTAACCCTCAGTTCCTTAGCCCTCTTGTTATCGCCTGATGCGATAGCTTCTTGGAGTTGCTCATTGAGACTGGTGAGGTCCTCAGTCCCCTCTCCACCGCCTGCCTGAGGATTCCCCGGAGGCGTATTCCCGCCGCCCCGCGCGTTTGATTTCACGAGGTGCGGTCTTTGTTTCAAAAACCACTTGACGCCATCGGACACCGGCTTGGTTTCTTCGATGCCCAAATCATTTTTGATTTTTATCCCGACAACGCCTTCCGGAGTGATCGTTGCCAGAGATTTCAACAAGGCCATGGTTTCTTCCACATAGCCGTTTTCTGCGGAAATGCTTGTTGACAAGGCATGGGTGATCTGCAAATCGGAAATTTTCCCGTCGCGCTTTGAAATCTCATCCTGCAAAGATTTCAACTGCTTTTCGAGATTGGCCTTGGCCTCTTCATATTTCTTTTGGTTCTCCAGCTCCTTCTGGCCCTGCTCACTCTTGGCGCGCTCTGTTTCATCGCGGTATTTCCGCAGATCATCGTAATCTTTGTATCGCTCGCGCTCACGGGCCAAGCGCTCTTTGACAATACCGTCAACTGCACTTTGCTGTTCAGGCGTGAATTCTATCTTCTTTGACTCTGGTGCCGGAGGATCCCCAACGGCCCCGCGCTCATTCAACAACATCCGAAATATTTTCTTAAAAAACATACCTACCCCCTTATCCCGCCGTTACCGCCGGCGTTTGCGTTAGCGGCTATTCTTTGCATAATAGAAGGCACTTTGGCTAAAAGACCGCCGCTTGCGTCTTTGCCTTCGTTTTCTTCTGCCTCTTTACACATCTTCTCGATCTCGGCTTCCGGCATCCGAGGAAATTTCTTTTTGATGATGGCCTTCTTGATCTCAACGTTGAATGACTTGCAGATATTAAGCTTCATGATCTTTTCAGCTTCGTCGAGGTCATCGTAAAGACTCTGCATATTGAATTCCGTCGGATATTGGATAGACCCGTCAAATTCCTTGCCGAGCCATGCCGCATAAACCTGCCAAATCTTCATTTCGCCGTCTTCATAATTACCGGACTTCTTCGACAAGGAAGAGTTCGTCTGATTAAAGTCCCAGGCCTTTGACACGCCGGATTGTTCAACAACATTCTGGCCTTCAAACTTGGCGCTGCCGCCCTCAAGCTTGGCCAGCTGAAATATCTTTGAAATCTGCCTGTCGATCTGGGAGAAGTACACTTCCGCGTTTGCCGACGGAGGAGAAACATATTCTGGTTTTTCCCTTCCCTCTGGATAAAGCAAGGCCTTCCCCGTGCCCACGGAAAGCTCGTTGTATTCGCTCGATGTCCCCTGAATAGCCAAGAAGGAAAACGTCTGATCGCGTAAAATCTGGTTTAACTCTGAACACTTGTTGTAGATGTCGCGCGCAATGAAGGCGATATCGGCCAAAGCGCTGATGCCTAAAAAATTCTGCTGTTTTTTGGACTGCTTATCGAAGACGCAGACAATAGGCACCAACCCCAAACCATGCGTCCCGCGCTCGACCTCTTCGTAATCTTTATTGAAAATGATCCATTCCTGTCGTGTCCAAAGCCGGTATCTCAAATTCTCCGCGGCATCCTTATCGAAATTAAAAGGATCAATATTGCCGTCGCTTGTTTCGCGGATCAATACCCAGTAAGGCCGGCCGAATTCATCCAGCGACCAATTGATGACATTCTGCGGAAAAATAAAGCTGTTATACGGAAACAGACCATAATCGATCTGGTCTTGAAACGAAAGAATCTCTCTGCCGGCCGGAACAGCCAAATTATCAACCACGACAAAGATATGGCCGAACACTTGGGCCAGGTCAGCCGTCTCTTTGCGGAATTCGTCGATTGAGCTATTTTTGTTGTTGATGTTCTCCTGGCGATATTCGACCTCTGTCTTGATAGAGCCGAAATCAGCGATGATTTTCTGTTTGAACAAATGGTCAGTGAAAATGTCAACGATGGGAGAGCAGAAGTTATAGTAATAGCTCATGTTGACCCGTCGCTCGAAGTCTTCCGACTTTTCCTTCGGGTGCATGAAGAGATTGCTGTCATATTTAGTCTGCATCTGGCGGCCGCCTGCCTTTATGCGGAACAATGAGCTGAACAAACTATCATTGGCGATCTGGTTCTTCGTAATAGTCGCCTTGGTATAATCGACGCCGCCTTCGTATGAATCCAAAAGGAAATTGAAATAATGAAAGTAGTTCCGATAAACCCTGTGCGGTGTCTCCACCATGTTTTTGATATTCATATCTTGAAGCCCTCGATAATCCCTCTGTTTAAACTGAATTCGTGTTCGACCATGTAGCCGCCGGCGTCAGAAGCATGGGTCAATTCAAGGCTTTTTGTTTTGTCGATCTGCGTCGTTCCTTCCTTGTAAGACACCTGTTCGCAATCCCTTATGAAATGCTTGCAACGATTAGGGTGCGCGAAGATACGTCTGTCACCCTTGGAATTGCAGATCATCGAATTCATGGCGTTGACGCGGTCACGTTCGGCTGGATTTTTTGTCGGGACGAATTTCTGCACCCCATAACGGGCAAGTTCATCCTGAATAATCATCCAGTTCGTAACGTTGCTTTCCGTGTGCCTGGCCTTGCCCGTCGCATCACCAAAAAGATGAATACCTGAATTGTGATTCGGAAATCTGCTTTTGAATTCCTGGCAACATTGGACGGTGTTTGAATTTTTGATGAAAATCTCATCAATAAAAAATACAGATTTAAGGCCGTTTTCGTTCTCGCCATATTGGGCGATCATCCACGCCATGGGATCAACGTTAAAATCGCAACATAAAAGCAAAGGTTTATCTGGATTGTAATTGGCAACCTCAAACGCAAAATCGCCAGCGTTTTTCGATCTGTCAAATGTGTAATAGACAGCTCCCTCAAAGATGACGAAGCGGCCGAGAAGTTCTTGCTGCATGAATTTTTCGTCATACAGTCCAGCCAGCTCATCAATGGCTTGAGCCGACAGAAAAGTATTTTCGCGGGTCCCGAAATGAACAAAGCCATATTGCGGTTTCCTATTGGCGACAAAAATATCGTGTATGTCGTCATAACTGTTCGGTGAAGTCGTCACAAAACCCTTGCCGCTTGTTGACAAAACGCGGCCTAAAAGGACTTTCCAGAGACGCGCAAAATCTTTGCACTCGCGGGCCTCATCAACCCAAAAGCCGGTAGCTGTGACATTCCTGATCCTGTCCGGATCTTCCGCAGAGAAGCCATAAACGAGATTACCGTTACGCAGAACAATGATCTTCTTCGATGAGTTATTGGTGAGAATAAGCGGTTGCATGGCCGCGCTGAATTCGGCCCATGTCGTGCGGTCCAGCATGTTGTAGGTCGGCGCGATGATGCAAAAAGCTGCCGGGGGCCCGTAGGGCGCATTCCATGCTTGCGCCCCGGCCTCCCGGGCGCCGCCATAAGTCTTTCCACCGCGAATGCCGCAGACCATCGCAACGAACTGATAAAGCTTGCTGATAGCGTAATGAAAAACCTTCTGCCCGATGTGCGGTTTATAATCGGCGAATCTTATCAATTGACGAACTCCTTTATTCTGTTTTCAGAGATGGGAACGTCTTCGCTTATAACGAGCTTGCCTTTAAAAGCTTCTGATGGATCAAACTCAACCTTATCTTTCTGGCCAAGATATTGCTTCCCGAGAAAAATTGCCATGGCTGCGCTCTTTTGAGCAAGTTTGAATTGAAGACGGCGAAGACTGCTTTTGCCGTTTTCAGATGCCTTTTTATAGATTGCTTTAAAGTCTTCCCGATTTGAAAGAGTCCCATAAGGGATTTCAAGAATAGAAGCTATCTCTTGCATGGTGCATTGAATGCGGGCAAGGCGAGCGACCAACTTGAGGTCTATTTGTTTCTTCGGTCTTCCCATTACCCCCATGAAGCACCCCCAAAAAAGAAGACAGTCCTGGCTTGTGCACAAGACTGTCTTATAAAATTATTCTTCGCAGGGAGCGACCCCGCTTCTACTTCAATTCTATATTATAAAATCTTCAAAGCTACTAAATTTGGCACGTGCTATGACATTACCTTTTGCCTTCTCCACCCACTGCGATATCCTTCACCGTGTTTTTGTTTAAAATTTTTATACCAATTTCTGCCCTGCGCATTCTGGTGCGCTATCCGGCATTGAGGCGCGCCGCACGTCACTTTCTTCTTCGGCCTGATCTTGCAATACGGACAAAGCCCCTCCAAGGTCCACCCCCTATTTAAAATACGCTCCAATATTGTTGATGATCTTCGACCGCTCGCTGTCATTATGGATGAAGTCATACCAGAAAGCCTTGCGTTGTCTGCGCGAGAACCCAGCGCGCTGAAATGATAAATCAAGCGCGTTTAAAATCTTCACCGCATCGCGCAACATACGTTTTGACCGCCTGTGCGCCAACCATAACCTAAACGGTCTTGTCCTGGCCTTGAGAAATCTGAATATCTTCACCCTTCACCCCCTTGTTCTGAAGCAATGCGTTAAGCACGACCGCAAAGATCGCATTTGACACCTGGTTGAACTGTAACTTGGATAAATCTTTCGGGTCGCGCATCATAACAGGCCCGAACTGCGACTTTTCGACTGCGTCAGCCGCTATGTTGATGAGTCGCGCGATCTCTGTTGCCGGTGGAATTCTTAGAACAATTTCTTTTGACATGTTTCTCCTTTTGTTGTCCCCAGTTTATTTTGTCGTAATTCTCTCCGAATTCTTTTCCACCAAGCGGGACACTGAATCTCTTTTGCATGAATTGTGTCATCGTTGTCCCTAAACGAAATTCACATGCGGCGGATTTTTAGATACCAGATATGATAAAAACTGATTTTTGCTGTCCATCCAACATGGATTCTTATCACAAACCAATTTCAGGTGATCTCTCTTGAGCCACGCCGACCTGGCGCTGCCAACAGTCCAAAGCTCTAAAAATGTCTTGTCTTTAAGATTTCCCAGTTTCCCCAAAGGGTTATATTTTAGCGTGCAACATGGATAGACTTCCATGTCGGATCCGATGACGGCTGTAAAATGCTGATATCCACAGAACGAATAACCCTTCTGTTTCATGTCGAGATTCTCAAGGTGATTGGTGATCAGGTTGAAAACCTTAAAATTCTTATCCTCAAGCTTCTTGGCCTGGCGTGCCTGCGATTCAAATTCCGGCCATATCTCTTTGTAAAGATCAATGCCTCGCGGAGTATAGGCAACCGAAAAACGAATATTGTATGCGCCTATTTTTTTCGCGCACTCCGCGGCCCTGTAAACTTCTTTATAGTTGATCGGATTCACCACAAAAGAGACTCCAACAACCGTATTCGGACAATCAAGAACGACCCTCCTGATCTTGTCTAATGTCTGGAAAAACTCAGGATTCTTCGGACGCTGGCTTTTGATGTGTGTGGCCGACGTTGCGGCGTCAAGCGAAAAGCGGATCCATGAAGCACGCTTTAAAATATCTGTTCTCTTTGGATCCAAAAGACCCCCGTTTGTCACAATAGCAAATTCCATACCGGAGGCGGCCGTCAATTCAAGAACCTCATAAATCCTCGGATACATGAACGGTTCCCCGCCCCCGGTGTATTGAACGGCCCCGATGCCAAGCTTCGAAAATTCCTTGATGAGCGCACAGAGCCGTTCATAATCAAAAACGTCGTTCTCATTGAACAGGGCGTTGAGCGTGTTCGTGCGGGCGTAACGGTAAAAACAATACGGGCAACGATGATTGCATTTGTTCGTCAGGTCGATCTGCACCTGGGTCGGAAAGATAAGGCGGCCCTTTTTTAAATCATCGATTCTGTCCTGATGGTGAATCGCTTTCAAAGAAGAATAGATCATTTTAAACCTCAACAATCTTGTCATTTTTTAAGATATGCCTCAACGCGCGCCCCATAATGGTATCGTATTGGCAAGCGTTTTGCTCTGTGACTTCATTTTCAAACTTTCCTGCTTCCGGATGCCCAGCATACCAATGGATACCCAAAGAACTCTTCGTCAATAACATCCGGCCCCCCGGTCTAAAAAGTTCTTCCGTGACTTCATGCGTGCAATAAGCATAAAGAATATCCATCGGCAGATTGTAGACTTTAACACCATGCTTATCGCGTATAGAATCAACTGTCTTAAATTCGGAATTAAACAATTGCGATCCTGCCGACTGATAAAATTTTGGATGAAAATTTGACTTTGCTTTTTTGAAAATATAACGAAAAAAAACATTACCCGGACTCGACATCAAGAATCCTATGGAATATCCCCATTGACACGAACAAACCAATGTATCCAAGTCTTGATTAACCTCACTGTTAAAAATAAAATTCCGCATCGGCTTTAAATACAGCACATCCATGTCCGACCACAAACCGCCGTAATGACTAAGAAAATACCATCGTAAAAAATCACTCTTGTAAATTTCATGAATATCAGAACGCACACCGAGCTGCGCGACGTCGAAAACTTCAACCTTTATCGGAAGAGATTTTGCAACCGGCAAATAATCTTGACCGTCATAAGTGTGCCCGTTTTCAAAGGTGTTCCACGTTGGAGTAAGGTTAACGGATTTCGACAACCAAAGCCGTATTTCCCAGTCTGGATTATAAAGATGAAACGAATACAACGTCAGATACCGCAGATAGGACAGCTTGTTATTACCCCAATAGAAATGAGCGATCTTAGGAATCTTACGTAACCTCCAACTCTTGCGCCGTTCTTCCGACTTCGCTTTTATTTGCGATACGACAGAGAGGGGCACCCGTTTTGTCATATTTTTGTCATGCTGACGATACCAGGCGAGCGTTTCATTTAAAAAAACAAACCGACACCCGGCTTCATACATGCGAAGCGTCATATCATAATCCTCGCATGGTTCAGTCTGGAACTTGCCGCACCGCTCGCGTAAAGACCTACGCCACAACCACGCAATTCCGAGAAAATAGTTATTGAACAGCTTTCCATCTTGCCATTCTTGGCTGATAATTTTAGATGAGTGCTTTGTATAGGATCGCTTATGACCTCCCGCATCCATGAGCGAAAAATCAAAAGCCGCATAGACATAATCAACATCCTGATGCGCATCCAGAAAAGCATTAAATTTTTCAAACATTTCCGGATACATCACATTGTCGCTTGAAAACCACGTCTCATATTCACCCCGCGCCACGGCGAAGCCGGCATTGAGGGCCGATCCGGTGCCGCCGTTTTCCTTTTGAATAAAGCGAATACGCGGATCGGAATAAGTTTTTAAAATATCAACCGTTGTGTCACTTGACCCGTCATCTACAACGATCAGCTCAAAATCTTTAAACGTTTGGGCCAACACACTATCTATGGCTTCCTTAATAAACTCTGCCTGATTATACGTCGGCATGACGATTGAAATTTTCGGCATCTAAAAATCCCCCTCTTTTTTAAATCTCTTTTTTGAAAGTATTTTTACTCCCCGTAATGCTCCCTATCAAAATCCCTCTCTGCCGCCCGGTTCAACCACCAGCAAGCCCACCAGATAAATCCTGTGGCAAGCAAGAGCAGGCCGATACTTGCCAACAACAACGGCCAATAGACAACGGACTGCGGGTTAATTTGAAGACAATGCGGTATGGTCATGATTGCGATCCTTTCTTCCTGTCGTCCTGATGTTCTATCACCTTGAATTTGGTCTCTTCGATCTTCTCATAGAGCGTTTGACCGGAAAGCGAAACCTGGACGTAAGGCATAAAGACTTCTTGGATCTTGACCATGTTGGTCTCAACAAGGGCCATCTGCGCCTCAACCCAACGAAGAATCTGACGCCATGCGACGCGCTTGGCCTGGGCCTCTATCGCCTCGTGCCTCTTCTCTTGCTGAACTCCTTTTTTGCGGCGCCCATAAAGCGAAATCTTAACCGCCTCCCACCGGCACGGAAGACGAAACGGTATAACTTTGCCATTAACGCTGATCTTGAAGCAGACACCAACGACTTGCCCTTTGTCGTATTCCGTCATGATCGCGCCTGCGCCATAAATGCCAAGAACGGCTTGAATCTGGGCCACGGTAACAGCCGGGTCGATCTTCGTTGTTTCCATAAAAAGAGTTTTCTTCATACTGCCCTCTCTACTTGTTTTGGTTTAACCTTTAAAAAACATTCTCGACACAAAAGATCGTTGAGCTTCCTTTGTGTGGGATTCCGTATAAATTCCTTGCCACATTGCCGGCAACAGACAATCCATTCGGTAAAATGCCTGCGAATCTTCATTCATCTCCCTCTGTTCCGATTACTTTCTTCCTCAATATCAACGTCTTGTGCCTCAGCGACGCCCACACGATCACAAAGCGGACGCCTTTAATTGTGACTTCTTCATCTTTCTGAAAAGTTACTTCATTCCCCATAATATGCTCACCTGTAGAACTGAAGCCCCAAGCCAATACAGTGCGCGAGGAAAATTTCGCTCACATAAGCACGCCGAGAGAATGACGCAGTATTCAACCAAGAGGCATTTGATTAAGAAGCTGCTCATATCAAACTCACCACTTTCCCGTCAAACGTCTCCAAGACAGCACGCACCATGGTCCCGGCCGGGAACAAGACATCTGTCGCCAAGACGCGCTCCTGTTCGCTTAAATCGCCCCAAGCCGTTTCGATATGCCGCTCAAGGCGCCAGAACCGCTCCCGGTCATACGCGCCTACAACGCGGCCCGGTGTGGCCATCCATGCGCAGGCCTTGCCGTAGGTCTCATATAGCTTCAAGAACGCGGCGCATACGTCGCTTGCGTCGACCGCCGACCTTATAAGCTCTTGTTTGAGTTGTCTGAACATTTGTCCGACCTCCGTCCGAGTTAACTCGGACACCGTAACTCCAATTAAACCAATCTATTAATGTAACCTGTCCGAGCTGTCCGAGCTGTCCGAGCTGATAAATATAAGTGACCCACAAAATTAAAATTTAACTTCCGGCTTGAAATTTTGCCTAAAAGACAAATGCCTTTTAAATCAACTCGGACACTCGGACAGAACATCATAACTCCAATATTTTCAAACACTTAATCCTGTCCGAGCTCATCGTCTTTTAGCTCGGACTGTCCGAGTGCCGACTCGGACAGATTATCCTCTGAACCAATCAAATTCTTAATCCCCTCAGGCGCTTTTTCTATATCGAAAACAACACACGAACGCCTCGATTTTCCGATCCTAAACGATAAACCACTTTGCAACCATCCATTCTCCGCCTTGAGATAATTGCGTATCGAAATATCATTAAACGGCGGCTCTCCCTTACGTCTGCGGTAATCCTCCGCCCATAGGTTATACAACCCCTGAAAGTAGAGATAAACCCTACCGTCTTCAATACGCCAATAATCACCTTTATCTAGGCCCCACTC